ATGGAACAGAAAATCCCATTCAACTCCGTATCTCTCCGAACTGCGGCGCGGAGTGTATTTTTGCGGAGGTCTTTGCAAGTCCACAATGTATCGTCCTCAGATTGCACGACTCATCACCAAAGGATGCGGCAGAGTTCTTGATCCGTGCATGGGATGGGGTGGTAGATTGCTAGGAAGCGTTGCTAGTGGAGCCGAGTATGTGGGATTTGATCCGAACACGGAAACATTCCGTCATCTGAATGAACTGGTTGAGTTTTTGGGAATACAGCACAAGGTTAGACTGATCTGCGATGATGCCATGAACATGGACTCATACGATTTGGGTAAGTTTGATGTGGTGCTGACCTCGCCTCCTTACTTTGATCTTGAGGTGTATTCTCACGAAACCACACAGTCGGTTGCGTCTCGTACAACCTATGAAGCATGGAACAACGGATTCCTTGCACCACTCATACAGAAATCGGTTGCACATCTAAATGAGAACGGAAAGTCTTGTTGGAATGTGGCAAAAGTGAAGAACCACGATATGTGGGAAAGCGTGGAAACCGCCCACGCCGATCTTGGATTTGCAGCAATAGAAGAATACGGAGTTTCTTCATCGGCAAGACAAGTGAATCAGAGTGCTAGTAAAAACAAAAAGACGGTTGATCGGACAGTTGTATATTCAAGAAAGGATTAACATGAGCAATTTCAAGCCTATTGGAAAATGGATTTGGGTGCAGTCGCACCTTGGCGGTCAGAAGGAAACCGAAGCAGGCATCATCTACAATGAAGTAGTTAAAACCCAGTACATTTGGGGTACGGTTGCCGCAATCGGTGATAAGATAACGGAAGACATCAAGGTTGGAGACAAGGTTCTGTGGGATCGCACCAAGAACCAAGGTCAGGGACATGATGGCAGGGACATGGTTCATCAGGACTGGATTGCACTCGTTGAGCGTTAAGGAGCATCGTGGACTTCTACACTTCCGTTGATATTCGTGGCAAGAACATCCTGTATCGTGGATGGAAGAACGGGCAGCGTCAGCATCTCCGCATCCCGTTCTGCCCCACGCTCTACATCCCGTCCAAGGACGAGGGAGAGTTCACCACCATCAACGGCAAGCCCGTGCAGCCCATTCAGTTTGACGGCATCGGGGAAGCCCGCGAGTTCATTGACCGTTTCAAGGATGTCTCCAACTACGACATCTACGGAAACACCAACTTTGTGTATCAGTACCTTTACAAGGAGTTTCCCAATGAAGTTGATTATGACTTCAGCAGCCTCCGCATAGCCAACTTGGACATTGAGACATCGTGTGACGGCGGTTTTCCCACGCCATCCGCTCCCACCGAGCGGGTCATTGCAATCACGATCTCAATGGGCGACAAGACCTATGTGCTAGGCTTGGGAGACTTTCATATTGACGGCGAGGGAGTTTCCTGCATTCCTTATGATGACGAGCAAGAACTGCTTGCAGGGTTCATTGAACTGTGGAGGTTCCTTGATCCCGACATCGTGACAGGGTGGAACATCCGCTTCTTTGATATTCCGTACCTTGTGGCGCGGATGAACTACCTTGAAGAAGGATGGGGGAACTCCCTCTCGCCGTGGGGCAAACTACGCGAGACTGTGGTGAATCGCATGGGACGCGACCAGACCGCGTATGTGATCAGCGGCGTTGCCACGCTTGACTACTTTGAACTGTATCAGACTTTCACCTATGTGAAGCAGGAGTCATACTCCCTCAATCACATTTCCAAGGTGGAGTTGGGCGAAGAGAAACTGTCGTATGCGGAATACGAAACCATTCAGGAGTTCTACACACAGAACTTTCAGCGGTTCATGGAGTATAACTTCCAAGATGTGCGGCTCGTTGATCGCCTTGAATCCAAACTGAAACTGCTGGAACTGGCGGTGGCGTTGGCGTATTCGGCGCGGGTAAACTTTGAGGATGTGTTCTCGCAAGTCCGCACATGGGATGCCATCATCCACCACCACCTTATGAGCAAGGGCATGGTGATCCCGCAGAAGACCGAGCAGAAGAAGGATGATCAGTACGCGGGTGCGTATGTGATGAATCCCATCGTGGGCAAGCACGATTGGGTGGTGAGTTTTGACTTGAACTCGCTGTATCCGCACCTCATCATGCAGTACAACATCTCTCCCGAGACAAAAGACACCAATCCCGTGTGGCGGCGCGGAGCCATCTCTCCCGAGTCCATGTTGGCACGGAATCGCGGGGAAGCGGTGAAGGATTTCATTGATCCTGCGGAATATCTGAACTCCGCGAAGGCAGACGGCGTGAGCGTGGCGGCGAACGGCGTTGCGTTCGTGCGCGACCGCCAAGGCTTCCTGCCCGAACTCATGGAGAAGATGTACGCAGAACGCAAGCACTACAAGAGCCTGATGATCGCAGCACAGAAGCGGTTGGTGGACTTGGACAAGAACGCTCCCGCCGAAGAGCGGCGCAAGATTGAGTACGAGATTTCCAAGTACCACAACTTCCAGTTGGTGCGGAAGATTCAGTTGAACTCCGCATACGGCGCAATCGGCAATCAGTACTTCAGATTCTTTGATGTGGCACTTGCGGAAGCCATCACGCTTTCGGGGCAGTTGAACATTCAGTGGATCGGTGACGCGCTGAACAAGTTCCTGAACCGCATCCTGAAGACGGAGGGCGAGGTGTATGTGATCTACATGGACACGGACTCCGTATACTTGAGACTTGGCAAGGTGGTGGATTCGTCTTTCAAGGGCGAACGCGACACGCAACGGGTGGTGGACTTCCTGAACGGATTCTGTGAGCGGGTGATACAGCCACAGATTGAGCGGGAGTTCGCCACCCTTGCGGACTGCATGAACGCCTACTCCAACAAGATGGTGATGGGACGCGAAGTCATTGCGGAGAGCGGCGTGTGGACTGCGAAGAAGCGGTATATGCTGTCGGTGTGGGATGCCGAAGGCGTTCGCTACAAGACCCCGAAGTTCAAGATCATGGGCATTGAGACTGCGCGTTCGTCCACTCCTGCGTATGTTCGCAAGGCACTGAAGACTGCCATTGAGATGGTGCTGATGCGTGACGAAGCCACGCTTCAGGAGTTTGTCCGCAAGACGGAGCGCGAGTTCAAGTCCCTGCCTGTTGAGGAAGTCGCCTCTCCCCGTGGCGTGAACGGCATGGACGAGTACTCGTCACCGCTCACGATCTACAAGAAGGGAACGCCCATCGCGGTGAAGGCGGCTCTGCTCCACAACGCTCTTGTCAAAAAGATGGGCTTGAGCAAGAAGTACCGCACCATCGGTGAAGGCGAGAAGATGAAGTTCATCTACCTGAAGACTCCCAATCCCATCCACGAAGGCGTGATCGGTTTCCCCGTCACCATGCCGAAGGAGTTCGGTCTTCAGAAATACATTGACTACGACACTCAATTCAAAAAGACTTTCCTTGAGCCTCTACGCGCCATCACCGATGCGATGGGGTGGAGTCCCGAGGAAAGAAATAGTCTTGAGTCACTGTTTGCTTGATTCGTTCACTACATACAGTATCTAACCCCTAACAAAAGGATTCGTAATGGCTACAAAGATCGTGAAGGTTCAGACTGGCGAAGAACTCATTGCTTCCGTCACCGAGAATTTTGAAGGCGATACCGTTGTGTCGTATACCCTCAAGAATCCGTGCATGGTTGTTCCCATGCCCACAAAGGGCGGCGGTGCAAATATTGCTGTCGTGCCGTGGATGGCTTCCGTGAAGGAGCAGAAGATGACGGTTCCTGCGTCCTATGTGATGTTCACCGCCGAGCCTGCAACCGATCTTGCAAACGAGTTCAACGGTGCGTTCAACGGGCTTGTGGTTCCCACCGCTGCTTCCGCAGGACTCAAACTCACCACCTGATGAGTACCCTAAATCTTGAATACTTGAAAGGTCTTCTCTCAAAAAGAAAAGACCTGCTGCGGCGTGAAACACAGCAGATGATCGTTGACAAACTTACGCCGTTGGATACAATACGGGCTAACGAGTCCGAGATGATGCTCATTGACGCACAGATGAAAGAATTGGAGAAAGCATGAAACTAAAGGACATTCTGAAGGCAGCAGGAAACAAGTACGCCACCGTAGCCTCTGACGGCTTGGAGGGCAGCGATGTAAAGGGATTCATCTCCACGGGATCGTATGCGTTCAACGCACTGTTGAGCGGTTCCATCCACGGAGGAATGCCTGACAACAAGATCATTGCCCTTGCGGGTGAGCAAGCCACAGGCAAGACCTACTTTGCCCTGAATGTGGTGCGTGAGTTCCTGAACTCCGATCCCAACGCGATGGTCATGTACTTTGATACGGAGCAAGCCATTACCACCGATCTGCTGAAGTCCCGTGGCATTGACACCGACCGCGTGGCTGTGCTGCCCGTGGCTACCATTGAGGAGTTCCGCCACCAGTGCGTTCTGTCGGTGGACAAGTACCTTGAAGCAGACAAGGACTCCCGCCCCCGCATGATGATCGTGCTTGACTCGCTTGGAATGTTGTCCACCGAGAAGGAGATGAACGACACCGCAGAGGGCAAGAACACCCGCGACATGACTCGCGCACAGGTGGCAAAGGCAGCGTTCCGCGTCCTGACGATCAAGTTGGGTCATGCACGGATTCCCCTGCTGATGACGAACCACACCTACGATGTGGTGGGTGCGTATGTTCCCATGAAGGAGATGGGTGGCGGCAGCGGTCTGAAGTATGCCGCTTCCACCATCATCTACCTGTCCAAGAAGAAGGACAAGGTGGACAACGAGGTGGTGGGCAACATCATCCACTGCAAGGCACACAAGAGCCGACTCACCAAGCAGGACAAAATGGTGGATGTGCAGTTGAATTTTGAAACTGGACTAAACAAGTATTACGGACTGCTTGACATTGCGCTGAAGCACGGTATCTTTACGAAGGTGTCCACGAAGATTCAGTTGCCCAACGGCAAGACCGTGTTTGAATCGCAGATCAACAAGAACCCCGAGAAGTACTACAACGAAGACATCCTGCGGGCTATTGACATTGCCTGCAAGAAGGAGTTCTGCTACGGCAAGAGCGAAGCACAGCAGGCAATGGATCGTCTGGCTGAACTTGATGAGGAACTTGGACTAAATGAGTCAAACTGAAAAAACGATCCTGTCGGGACTGCTGAACGATCCCGAGTTCTGCAAGAAGACCATTCCATTCTTGCAGGAGGAGTATTTCCTTGATCGCGTGGATCGGGCTGTGTTCCGATCCATCAAGGATTTCGTGAATCAGTACAAGGGCATTCCCACAAAGGATGCCCTGCTTATTGCACTTGAAGACAACAAGGGATTGACGGAGGACGAGTTCTCCAAGTGCAAGAGCCTCGTAGGAGACATGGGGAAGTCCGCCAAGCAGGACACGCAGTGGTTAAGCGACACCACCGAGAAGTTCTGCAAGGACAAAGCCATCTATAATGCCATTCTTGAATCCATTCAGATCATAGACGGCAAGGACAAGGCACGGACTCCCCATGCTCTCCCCGAGATTCTTTCAAAGGCTCTCGCGGTTTCTTTTGACACGAATGTGGGACACGATTTCCTTGAGGACTACGAGTCTCGCCATGAGTTCTACCACAGGGTGGAGCGAAAGGTTCCGTTTGACTTGGAGATGTTCAATGCCATCACGAAGGGCGGTATCTCTCCGAAGACCCTGAACATCATCATGGCAGGAACAGGCGTGGGCAAGTCGCTATTCATGTGCCATCATGCGGCTGCGTGTCTCATGCAGAACCGAAATGTGCTGTACATCACGCTTGAAATGGCTGAAGAGCGCATTGCGGAACGCATTGACGCAAACATCATGGACATCACGATGGATGAACTTCAGGACTTGCCGCTTGAGATGTACGAGAAGCGACTGAAGGGTGCGACTCGTGGCGTGAGCGGCAAACTCATCGTGAAGGAATACCCCACCTCCTTTGCGAATGTGAATCACTTCCGCATCCTGTTGGACGAGTTGCGACTGAAGAAGCAGTTTGTTCCCGACATCATTTTCGTGGACTACATCAACATCTGCTCGTCTGCACGGTTCAAGCACGGCAACAACATCAACTCGTATGGCTACATCAAGGCTATCGCAGAGGAGTTGCGTGGTCTGGCGATGGAGCGGGATGTTCCCATCGTGAGTGCCACACAGGTGAACCGCGCAGGGTTCTCGTCCACCGATGTTGACCTGACCGATACTTCAGAATCATTCGGCTTGCCCCACACGGCAGACCTGATGATTGCCCTCATCACCACCGATGAGTTGGAGAAGGCAGGACAGATCATGGTGAAGCAGTTGAAGAACCGCTACAACGGCAAGGCTGCAAACAAGAAGTTCATCGTGGGCTTGAACTATGCGAAGATGAAGTTCTACGATATTGACAGCAGCGTTTCGGAAGACCTGATGGATGCAAACATCCAAAAGGGCGAAGGTGACGGATACGGATCAGGATACGGTGCCAAGGACTTCACGGCGAAGTTCGGCAAGAAGCGTGATACGAGTGATTGGAATATTTGATGTCCACCTACATTGACAAGAAGTACATCAACATGGTGTCTCCCCAACTTGAGCGATTCAAATGGAAGACCCAAGCACTTGCAAATTGTCGCTGCCCCGTGTGCGGAGACTCGCAGCGCAACAAGAGCAAGGCGCGTGGTTTCTTCTTCCCCAAGAAGAACGACTATTTCTACAAGTGTCACAACTGTGGAGTGGGGCATTCCGTATACCGATTTTTGGAAATCGTGGCTCCTGCTCTGGCACAGGAATACGCGCTTGAACGGTGGCGAAACGGGGAGAACGGCAAGAGCAACTATGTGAAGCCTGTGGAGGCGGCTGTAGCCCTTCCAAAGGCACAGATACGGCTTCCTCCCGTGTCCACCCTGCCTGAAACGCACCCTGCACGACAATATTTGGAATCGCGCAAGGTTCCCCACACAGATCGGTTCTATTTTTCAAAAGCATTCGGAGATTGGGTGCGCTCCATTGACTCTACATATACTACCGTTCCGAATGACGAGCGTATCGTCATACCATTCGTGAACAAAGCAGGGGAACTCCTCGCGGCGCAAGGACGCTGCTTGAGCGGTTCCAAAAATTCAATCCGATACATTACCGTGAAGTTCACCAAGGACGGACGAGCGGTCTACGGCGAAGATCGGTTGGATTATTCAAAGAAGGTGTACGCCGTTGAAGGTCCGATTGACTCTGTATTTCTTCGTAACTCTATTGCTCTTGCTGGCAGCGAACTCGCTCACGCCACTAAACTTTTCCGCGATTGCGTTGTTGTATATGACAACGAACCACGCAATCCCGAGATTGTACACAAGATGGAAGACGCGATCCGTAGCGGCTATACCGTCTGTGTGTGGAACAGCAGCATCGGAGAAAAGGACATCAACGACATGGTGCTTGCAGGACGATCTCCCGAAGAGGTTCAAGCCATCATTGACGAGTGTTCGTGCAGCGGTCTGACTGCACTGGCACGGTTTTCACAATGGAGAGTGCGATGAGCGAATACAAACTAGATCCAATGCACGATTTTTGTAACTCCGAAAACGGTAAATTACTGCATGATCGTATTTCACAAATGGACACCCTACAGCGTGTAGAGGTCGCTTCCATGTGTCAGATGTTCTCGTTCTGGCGAGAGATACAGGAAACTCTGTTTGCCGCTGCGGAGGAGATCAAGCGGCTTCGTGCGCGTGTAAGTGAATTGGAGGGTGCAAATGGAAAAGCAGATAAAGATTCTTGACAACGGATTCGTGCAGTATGTTGACCACATGGGCAGCGATCTCACGGTGGTCAACTCTGCGCGTGTTTCTTTCAACAAGGAGAGCGATTGGGAATCCGAACCTGATTGGCGAGGCTACCATCCGCGCACACTTTCCGACAAGGACAAGAAACTCATCGGGTATCTTGCCAAGCACAAGCACTGGACTCCGTTCGCG